CGGATAGACCCGCGCGGTGACCGCTGCGAGATCCAGCGGCTCGCCATTGGCCCAGATCCGGTCGACCCGCGTGATCGGCCCTTCGCACACGCCAACGGCAAAGCTCGCCGAGTAGCGGTACTCGGTCACGCTCGGCCCGCCCTTGCCGCCAGCGCTGGTCTCGCGGCGCCGCTCGGTGAACGCGGCCGCCCAGATCACCTGCCCGCCAAGCCGCATGCGGCCATAGTGCGCCGGTATGCCGGCGCCCTCCCGGCTTTCCATGACATGCAGCGCCTTCAGGCGCGGGCCGGAGGTATCCTCCGCGAACAGCGTGGAATCGATCGCCCGCCCGGCCGCGCTGCCGAGCGACCGGCCAAGCTGGTGGCCGGCGATCTGCGCGCCGAACACGCTGATCCCGTTCGGCAGGAGCTGGCGCCCGACAACGGCGCCCACCTCGGCAAGTACGATCTGAGCCATGGCCTAGTCCTCAAGTCCGGGGAATGCGAACGCGCCGGCGATGCGGCGCTGCCACCAGGGCACCAGTCGCGTCTCGACCACGCTCCGGCCCCAATAGGCGTGAATGATGCGGCCCGGCGCGGAGAGGATCGCGCAATGGCGCGCCGGCGCGCCCATCGCCATCCGGAACAGCAGCACATCGCCCGGAGCTGCGGCACCGATCGCGATCTCGCACAGGTATGTCCTGGCCGCCTCGCCCAACGTGTCGGACGCGGTGCGCTCGGCCCAGTCCGGCGTGTAGGCGGGCAAGGCAGCCGGCTCCGGCCCCACCGTCTCCCGCCAGACCCCGCGCAACAGGCCCAGGCAGTCGGCGCCTTCGCCCCTGACGCTTGCGCGATGGCGATAGGGTGTGCCGACCCAGGCGCGGGCGGCGGCCACGATCACCTCGCGCGTCATCGCCTGCCCCCGTCGCGCCCGTTCGCCGCCGGGCCGGAAAGGATGAAATCGGTACCGGGCATGTGCGGGAAGCCGCGGAAATTCTCCGCATTGGCAAACACGTCGCGGCAGGTCGCGAAATGCTGGTCGCAGGTCTTGCCGGCATACGCCGGATCGCCCGTGTCGACACCGCAGCGCATATCGCCCAGCACCGCATCGCAACGCCGCGCATAGGTCCGGCCCAGCGGACGCTCGAGCTCGGCCTTGCGGGACACCAGTTCGGCCATCAGCCCTTCCGGGCCGTGGCTGATCTCGCTGAACTGGCCGGACCAGACGTGCACCCAGTGCACGGGCGCCTGCCAGTCGGCGCGGATGATGTCGATGCGTGCGCCGTTCCACAGCCCGGCAGCGAGGTCGGCATCGGTGATGGCCGCGCTGGTGAGCGCGCCGCGGGCGGCGCCATGACCCGGTGCAAGGTCGATCCCGGTGCGGAAGGTCGCCGCCTCGAGCGCGGCGCCGGGATGATAGGTCAGCCCGTCGACCGCCAGCGGGCGGTCATGCTCGGTCAGCCCGAGGACAAGCCCGTCGCGCCGCTCGAGCCGCCAGCACAGGCAGGTGGTCGTGGCGCCGCTTTCGAGGCGGGCGCGGAATTCGTCGCTTGGCAGCATGGCGCTCAGCCGATCAGTTCGATGATCTGGACACTGATGATGCGCCCGGCGCCGAAGGCTTCCAGGCTGGCATCTATCCGGTCGCTGTCGAAACGGGCGGCGCAGTCGAAGCGGTATCCCGCCGTGACGGCCGCACCAGGAGCCGGCGGCGCATCCAGCGTCACCTGTCCACTGTTCGCATCCAGGCTGAAACCATCGGTCTCCACCCCGTCGACCGCGATCCGAACCGTGCCATCGATGGGCTTCAGGATCGGCCGGGCCGTCTCGCCATAGTGCTTGACCAGCTGGTAAACGTTGCTGGTCCCGTCGCCCGTAGCGACAAACTGGTCGGTGGGTGCCGGGGTCTGTTCCGGCGCGCAGGAGCGATCATCGGCGAAATCGCGGAAACGGAAACCGTGGAACCGGCCCTTGCGCGCCTCGAAAAAGCTGATCAGCGTATTCAGCTCGTCCAGCCGCTCGACCGCGCTGCCGACGTCCCAGCGGCGGCGCCCCTGAGACCAGACGGCGTTGCGCACCTCGTGCCCGCTCGCGAGCTCGACGATTTCGGTCCGCCGCTCCGGACCGCCGATCGCCCCGAACGCCAGCGCCATCGGGAAACGGACCTCATGGAAATTGGCAAGGCTCACAGGAAACGTCCTCCGGCTGAGACAGCGCGCGCCAGCGCGGCGGCAACCGCACCCTGGCTGGCGATCACGCCACGCGCCCCCACGGACGGCGCCCCGGCCAGCGTCAGGCTGATATCGGCCGGCCCGTCGCGGCGCCCCCCGGCAATCGCCGCCTCCGCCGCGATGCGGGCGAGGTCGCGCAGCACCGCCTCGGCCATCCTCGAGAAATCGAGCTCTCCGGTGCGGGCGGCTTTCGCAAGCGCTGCCTCGATCCGGCGACCGGCCTCGTCGAAATGGCGTTCCATGCTCTCGGCCGCCTCGCGGGCCGGCCCGTTGGCAAGCGCCTGCAGCCGCGCGCCGGCCGCTTCAAGCGATTGTTCGAACTCATCCATCGGCTTTCTCCGTACCGGGATCATCAGGATAGTTTCGCATGAGCGCGGCAAGCCCTGCCCGCCCCAGACCCGCCGCCTCGCCGCCGGCGGTGCCGGTCAGCCAGCGCCATTCGCGCAGGGAGAGGCGCCAGAACGTCGCCGGCGCGATGCCGAGACGCAACGCGGCGCGCATCATCTCGCCCCAGGGCATGCCGTCAGCCATCGGCGAGCGCCGTCTCGAACGCGTCGGCGATCGCATTCGCCGCCGCCGGCCATCCGATCCGGCCCGCGATGTCGGCCTCGTCGGCGAGCCTCGTGGCCAGCGCATCCTCCCCGCCACCGCGCAGGAGCGCGCACAGGACCAGCCGGACCTCGCCCGGCCCCAGCGATCCGAGCCGGCCCGCCAGCGCGCCCAGCGAGCCGCAGCCGAGGCCGGACAGGATCTCCGCCAGCGCGCCGAGCGTCAGGCAGAGCCGCTGCGGCCGGCCGTCAATGGCCACCGCCACCTCGCCGCGCGCCCGGTTCATGCCGGCAGGGCGGCAAAGCTGACAACGCCGGCGCTTTCCAGGGTGAGGCCGAACTGCGCCTCGCCGTCATGGGCGCCGCGATAGTCGAGCGCGGTCACCTGGAATGCGCCTTCCAGCCTCCCGAAACCGGGAACGACGAGCTGGAAGAGCTCGGACTGCCCATCAAAGAACAGGGCGCGCAGCCGGCCATCGCTGGCCGCCGACTTGAAGACGCCGCTGCCTTCGACGGTGACAGCCTTGACACCGGCGCCGTCGATGAGCTCGCGCCAGGCGGCGGCACTGTCGGCGCTGGTCCCCTCGACGCGGCCCGCCGCGCAGGCAAACCGCGTGGTGCGGATGCCGGCCAGGGTGACGAACCCGCCGGCGCCGTTGGCAATCTTGATGAGGACATCACGTCCCTTCTGGCCAGCCATCACGCGGCCTCCTCTGCAATGATCCGGATCTGGACGATGCCGCGGAAGGCGCGCCGGTCGGCCGCGCGCAGAACATCGGAAAACACCACCTGCTGCAGCACCACCGCCTGGCCGGCGACGCTCAGCGCTTCGCCCTCGACGATCTCCCGCACCCGGCCGAGCACGCGCTTGGCGAACTGCCGGCCGCCCCAGCGGCTTGCCAGCCCCAGCGTGATGCGGTGGTCGAGCGCGGGGACGCAGCTCGAACCGGCATCGCGGGTCTCATGGCGCTCGAGCCGCAGGAAGGGGAAGGAGGGGACCTCGCTCTCATCATCGAAGACACGCGCGGGCGTGCCGAGTTCGGCCTGCATCCAGGCATCTGCACGCAGCCGGTCGAGCAGGGCGCGGACGAGATCGGCCTCGGCCGCCGCCGGAAGGGTCACCGGCGCGCTCATACCCGAAGCTCCCGGTGCGCGGTGATGATCGCAGCCACATCGGCCGGCAGGCCGCTATCGCCGCCCAGGTCGCTCCGCCCGCTGCGATAGGCCTCGGCGGTCAGGCGCATCACCGCCAGCTGGAGGTCGTCCGGCAGGTCGGCTGCCGCGCCATGGCCGCACTCGAAGACAATCTCGGCATGGCCGCCCGGGCAGATCGCCGGTGCCACGCTCCAGGGGCGCACGACCAGCCGGCCGGCGAAAATCGGGTCACCGGCCGTGGACGCAGGATGAAGCCGTTCCCGGCAAGGGTCGCCGGCCAGGCGTACAGGCGCCGCGAAAGGGTCCGGCGGACAAGGGTGAGGCCGGAGGCCGCTTCCAGGCGGGTCGTTGCGGCTGCGACAAGTTCGGCCAGCAGCGCATCCTCGCCGGCATGGCCGATCCGCAGATAGGCCTTGGCATCGGCAAGGCTCACGGCCGGCTCGGCTGGCGGTGTGATCACCGTCAGGGTCATGGAGGGCTCCATCAGGGGAAGCGCGGCCGCGCCATCGGGCCGCCGGGAAAAGGACGCCCCGGCCGGTCGGCCAAAGGGCCAGGCCGGAGCGCCAGTTGGAAACGTCCGGAGGGCCGGCGCTAGAACACCATCACCTTGATGGCGTCGAAGTTCTGCACGCCGCCGCCCACGCGCTTGGTGGTGTAGAACAGCACGTAGGGCTTGGCGGAGAACGGATCACGCAGCACCCGCGCGCCCTGGCGGTCGACGATCAGGTAGCCGCGGCGGAAGTCGCCG